TGCGGCCGGGACCGCCGGCGCGACCAACCCAACGATTTCCGCGGCGATCACCGCGATCACCGGCCTGTGGTATTCCGGGATCTGCGCGCAGTTCCAGGACACCACCAATATCGGCCTGCTCACCGCCGAGCTGGCGCGGCGCTTCACCGCGACGGTGCGGGAGGATGGGCGGGCCTATGTTTGCATCACCGGCACCTATAGCCAGGCGCTGACCGCGGTCGCCGCGATCAACAGCCAGTTCGTGGTGGCGCTGCCGATGACGGCGCCCGGCAGCCAGCCGACTTCGGTCGCGGCGAGCCTGCTGGGCGTGTGCGAGGCGTCGCTGGTGCAGGACCCGTCGCTTCAGATCCGCGACCAGGTGCTGCCCGGGATCGTCGGGCCGATCCGCGCCAACCTGCGCACCCCGACCGAGCAGGAGTTGTTCCTGGCGGGCAAGGCATCGACCTTCAATATGCTGCAAAACGGCAACGTGACGACGCAGCGGATCGTGTCTACCTACACCACGAACAACGCCGGCGTGGTCGATGGCACCACGTGGTTCGACATCATGGAGACGGCCGTCGCGTCCCGCATCCGCTGGGACTGGCGGCAATATCTGAAGGATGTCTATCCGGACAACAAGCTGGCGCCGGATGGCAGTCTGGCGGCGCAGTACAACCCGAACGTGCTGACGCCGAGCAAGGCGAAGGGATCGTGGGCCGCGCGGATGCTGGTCTATGCCAAGGCCGGCTGGATCGACAATGAGACCGCCGACGTCAACGCGGCCGTCTTCACGATCGATCCGAACGACCGCAACCGACTGAACTACCAGGTGCAATACACGCGGATCGGCAACCTGATGGTGTCGGCCGGCGTGTTGATGTTCCAGGCAACCTGAAGGAGCGCGGCTGGTGGCTCAAGTTCTTGGCCTCATTTCGGTGCACTGGCTGGGCAACGAGATCAACATCAAGCCCGGTGGCACCGTCAAGCTGGGCGGCCTGGTCAACAAGGGCGTGGTGTTCGGCAAGCAGGTCGGCAACGCGCAGATGATGGAGGCCAGCGAGATCAGTTGCAAAGGCGTCGTCACCACCGGGATGGTGGTGACCGGCGCCTTCAACGTGAGCCAGATCGGCGAGCTGCAGGTGCAATGTGACACCGGTCAGACCTTCGTGTGGGAGAGCGCGTTTGTCGAAGGCGCGGTGACGCTGACCGCCGGCGAGAACAGTGAGGTCGATGTGAAGTGGGGCGCTGGCGAGCCGATGGAGACCACGGCGGCATGAACGGCGACACATCCGATCTGAAGATCGAACTCGCGGGCGACACCATGTCGCCCGACGCTTTACTGCCGGTGCTCAACGAAGACGCGCCGCCGCTGGAGTTGCCGGATCGCGCGACGCTGCTGCCGGACGGGACGGTGCGGCTCGACTTCGAATTCCCGTGCAAGCTGGAGTATCGCGACACCCGCGGCACGGTGGCGCGTGTCGAAACATTTGACCATTTGGTGCTGCGCCGGCTGCAAGGCCCGGACATGCGGCGCATCCTGGATGCGAAGAACGCCACCAACGCCGCCCTGGCACGCAGCGCGGGACTGACGCCGGCGAAGCTCGCGCTGCTGGTGAACGCGATGGACAGCGCCGATGTGGGCGCCGCGCAGCAGGTGATCAACGAATTGCTCGGCGGCCTGAAGGACGGGCTGCCGGCGCATGCCGAGGAAACCGCCGAAGGCTACCGCCTGCCGCTGTTCTATCCGGCGACGGACGGCGACGGCGAAGCGCACACCGACCTGCTGTTTCGTCGCATGACGGGTGCCGATCGCATCGCGATCTCGCAGGCAAAGGACCCCCTGGACTGGGCGTTTCACCGTGCGACCAGGCTGTCGCCGAAGGCGGCGAAGGGACTGATCGACGACATGGACGGTGCCGACGTGGTCGCGGCACAGCAGGTGATCGCTTTTTTATCCGGGAGTGGCCGGAGGACTGGCAGGTAATCCTGGCGGCGATCGGCGGTCACTACGGCTGGCCCAAGGCCGAGCTTGAAGGTCTGACCGCGAAGGAAGCGACGTTCTGGCTCGGCGGTATGCAGGAGCTGTTCAAGCGGATTAAGGACGGAAAGTGAGCAATCTGCGGGCTGCCCTTGTCCTGACGCTGAACGACCAGCTCACTGCCGGGCTGAACCGGTTCAAGTCCCAAATCGAAAGCCTGCGCAACCTGGGGCGCACGCTGGGGCTGGGTAAGCTGCAAGACGGCGCCAGCATCCTGGACAAGAACGCGCAGGCGGCACGCGGGCTGACCCGCAGCCTGACTGGCGTCGCCGGTGCTGCCGATCGCGCCTGGGCGGCGATGAAGCGGGCCGGGTCGGCCACCACCGGGTGGGGCAAGAAAACCTTCGGCCCGATGTCGCGCACCGAAGCCTTCACCGGCCTGGCCGAAGGCTTCAGCGTCATCGAGCCGATCCGGTCGTTCGCCGGGTTCGAAAACATCGCACGACACAGCGCGATCACCGAAGGGTTGAGCGGCAAGGCGCTGGAGGCAGAATCCCAGCGGTTGATGGCGATGTTCCGCCGCGACGCGCTCGCCACGTCGCAGAGCAGCACCAGCATCGCGCAGGCATATCAGGACCTGATCCAGACCGGGATCAAGCCCGAGCAAGCGGAGAAGCTGCTGCCGATCCACTCGCGCGCGGCGACGGCCTACAACATCAGCCCGGAAGCGTTGGGCCATGCTGTCTTCGCGTTGAGCGACAGCTTCAAGATCGGCGAAGGCGACATGGGCGGCGCGCTGGCGGCGATGGCGCTGGCATCGAAGGAAGGCCGCTTCAAGGTCGAAGACTTTTCCAGGTTCCTGCCGGGCATCGGCGGTCAACTGGCCGGCTGGAACATGACGGGTCGTTCCTCTGCAAATCTGGCGTTTGCAGCGCTTGAGACGGTAATGAAGAATGCGCCTGATCCGGGTTCCGGCGCTGCGGACTTTGCCGACCTCATGACATTCTTCGGCTCGAAGAGTGCGGCGCATTCTCTCGCGCTCGACAGCAAGGGGATGGATCGCGTCGATAAGGAGATGCTCGCCCGGTACCATATCAGCGGCATCAGTTTGCCGGCGGTACTTGAGCACGCCCGCAAGTCGGGTGTTGACCCGCTGACGATGATCCTTGGGACGATCCAGAAGAAGGTCCAGGGGCTTCCGCCTGACGTGATGATGCAAGTGCTCGGACTTTTCTTTGGCAATCAGCAGTCGGCGACGGCGGCTCGCGCGCTCATAAGCCACGCGCCGGATTTTTTGGCGATGCGGGACCGTCTTGCTGGCGCCGATGCAGGGATCCTCGATCGAGACTTCGCCTCGGCCAACGCCGCCCCGCAGAAGAAGTTGGATCTGCTGATGGAGCAGCTGACGCAGCTCACGCAAATGGCCGGCTCTGCGTTCCTACCGATCCTGACGGCGATCGTCACGGGCCTGCGCTACTTCAGCGGCGCGCTCGATGTGCTCGACAAGCAGTTGCCGGGCGTGAAGAACGGTGTGCTGCTTGCACTCGGCAGCTTCCTCGCATTAAGCGCCGTCGTCGCGGTATTCCGGGTCGCGTTGCCGGCGTTGACCGGCGCGTGGTGGGCCTTCTCGGGCATAACCAGTCTGGTGTGGAAGGCCCTGACGTTCTTGATCGGCATCATAGAGGGAATTATCCCAGAGCTGGCGGCGACAGCCGGTGTGACGGCAACCGTGATGGCAGCGTTCGTGGTGCTGGCTGCGGTCCTGGTTGGCGCGGCAGTGGACATCTACGAAAACTGGCAGGCGTTCGCCGGTTTCTTCGAACGGATGTGGCAGGGCATCAAGGACGTCTTCATCGGCGTGGCGGAGTTCATCGGCGGCTTCTTCCTCGGCGACATGGCTATGTCGATCGAGGGGATCAAGCGCATCTGGAAGGGCCTGGGCGAGTTCCTCGGCGGCCTTTGGGGCACCGCTAAGCAGCTCTTTCTCGACTTCGTTGGCGTGCTGGATGGCTGGACCGGTGGCGCCATCATCGCGACCTTCCATGCCATTCGTGATGCCGTCGGATCGGTGATCGACAAAATCCACGAGTGGATCGAGGCGCTGCGCAACAGCGGCGCCGGCAAGCTGCTGGGACTTGGGGAAACGCAGCCTGGCGCCGGCGTGCCGGACGTCGGCGTTGGCGGCCTGAAGGGCACCACGGACTTCTCCAATCTGCCGGCGGCGGCAAATGGCAACGTCAACGTGACGATCGGGTTCGACGAATATGGCCGGCCCATCGTCGCGCAGGCCAAGAGCGACAGTCCGAACGTCCAGGTCTCCGGCGCGAGCGTCAATCCGGGCCAGACGCTGGGCCGGCACTGATGTCCGCGTCGATCGACGTCATCGGCCTGTGGGGCGATTACCTGTTTGAAGGCAGCCTGGCCGGCGTCCCGTTCTGGCTGGTGGACAGCGACGACGAAGGCGGCCGGCGCGTGCTGCGCTTCCTGTTCCCCGGCCAGGACATCGCGGTCTACCAGGACCTGGGCCAGATCGACGGCGAGATCGTCATCGCCGGCCTGCTGATCGGCGACGACTATACCGACCAGGCCGACCAGCTCCGCACCGTGTTCCGTTCGCCCGGCCCCTGGACGCTGGTGCATCCGTGGCTCGGCGAGATGCTGGTGGTGCAGGCCGGCGACAAGCTACCGAAGATCGCCCTGAAGTCGGAGGAGCTGCGCGTTGCACGGTTCTCGGCCAGCTTTTTCCCCTACAGCCCGCCCGTCCCGCCGGCGCCGGACACGCTGCAAGACTTGCTCAGTTCACTGGACGATGTGCGCGATGCCGCGGGCGGCTTGCTGGACGCCGTGCTGGCGCCGGCCGCGCTCACCGTCGCGGCGATCGGCGTGGTGGACGGCGTGGCCGGCACTGCGATCGGCGCGTGGAATGGACTGCTGGCCGTGGTCGGCGCGCCGATCGCCGTCTCGGCCGCGCTGGCTGGCACCACCGCAGCCGCGGTGGCTTCTGCCAATGCGCTGGTGCAGACGGCCGCAGCAGCACCGCTCGCGGTACTGGCGGCCGTCGGCGACCTGGCGTTCGATGTCACCTATGCCGGCAGCGTAGCGGCGGCGTTCGGTGGGGTCAGCGCGGCGATCGCAGGGACGTCCACGCCGGAGATCCCCGCGGCAGTCGCGCCAGGGGGTGCCACAGCGACGCCGGCGGCGGTGGACGGCCGCATCACCGCCAACCTGATCCTGGGCGCCGCGGCAGCGCTGACGACCGCCAGCGCGGCGCCGGCGACGCAGCGGGCGGTGACGTTGGCCGCGCAGGCGCTGGCGCTGGCCGATGCCGTTTCGGCCGCCAGCGACATTCCATTCGAAAGCCAGCAGGAAGCCGCCACGTGGCAACAGAACCTGACCGCCGCGCTGTCCGGCACGGCAACGCAGGCGGCCCTGCTGGCGGCTTCCCAGGCCACCGCGGCCGGCACGCTGTGGCGATCACTGGTCGCAGCGCAATCCGCCCTGGCGGCCGACATGACCGCGGCGATCGGCCGGCTGCCGGCGGTGATCACATTCACGGCGCCTGGGCCGGCGCCAGTGTGGCTGATTGCGCAGTATCTCGCCGGCGACACGCCGTCCCGCGTGGTACCGGTGTATCTCGACCTGGTCGCGCGCAACGGCATCGTCAATCCGGGCGCTCCGGTGCCCGGGCCGCTTGAAGTGCTGCTGTGAGCGGCAGCGTTCCGACCACAGACCGTGTCACGCTGAAGGTCGGCGGCTTCGACTTTGCGCTTTCCACCGAAGTCAACATCGACCGCGACCTGCAACAGATCGCCGGCCGCTTCCGGGTGAAGTGCGTTGACCAGGTGCGGCTGGCCGAGGCGCTGCTGTATTTCATGGGGCTGCCGCCCAAGGTGTCGAA